GCAATTTCCGTGCCCAGACATTACATGTCCGTACCCCGCATTCAGGCCGACAACACAGTTGCAAATGAATCAACCATTAAGCACAGACCCACGAGTTGGTGATGAAATATACATTATTCGCTTACGTTTTATCCTATAACTTTTCGTATGTAATTTTCTCGTTAATTTTGCTGTGGAGTCTATCAAATCTAACGTTCTGCTCATGCCTCTGAAAACCACGCTATCCATTCTCCTATTCATGTCCAAACCCCAAGCATCATTTATAGGATATCCTTTGATATAACGATTAATGTCATTAACTAAATGTTGACAATTTCTAGACCATAAATTATACTGATTTGTTGGTGGGTTCTTTATTATATCTTCTATCACTTTATGCATATACGGACTCGCAAACGTAAATTCGTGTGCTGATTTCGAATTAAGTACCGATGTACTCACCTTCTTATGTAATAGTGCCCAGCATTCATCAATCGTTAAAATTGATGATGGCATCTTAAATCTCTTCTCAAATATCTCTCGTACTTCGTTGTCTGAGTATCCACTTTCACTCGGTGAAAGTAATTTACTTATAATCCTTCCTTTTTCATCCCTTCTACTCACATTCTCTCTAAATGTTATTCCATCAATTTTCCCGCTCATTGAATTCGCGTTCATTCCCCCATGCTCTCCCACGCCAAATACCGTTAAACTTCGTATCATCTTTCCATCTTTATCCTGCTCAAAAGATTCGATGCTACTCCACGCGTGAGCTGGCTTTCTCGCTTTCATCTTATTCGCTCTAAACATATATTTAGCGTCTAACTTATCAAAATTTATTTTATCAAATAGCTTCTGAGTAACTTCACTTAATCCCCCGACTTTTAATGGTTGATAATGTATGCCAAATTTGCTTATTGGTCCACTATAATCCTCGGGTACGTTCATTAACAACCTAACCTCATCCCTTCTTCTTGTATACGCCGCATTTCGCGTTCCCATTGAAAATTCGGGTAAAAGCATACTATATCTAAAGTCTTCATCTAATTTTAATTTCTCATCGACATTTAGTTTGCTTGGAATTCTAGACCAACTTGGTCCGTTATATTTCGCTTCTCTTACGCTCAAATGTGCGAAGGAATGCTTGTTAATTGCTTCAATCGGTGTTGATCCCGCTTTGGTTATTTGTTTTTTGAGGCTATCAAACACCTTCTTAGATTTGCTTAATGTCGTGGCTGCAACTTTCATTGCTCCTACTCCTCCCTTTACTAATGCTGATGCCGCATAACCCAAACCTCCCAACGCTACGGTCAATCCAACGTCCATTATTATTGATAACACGGCCCCTATCACGTTTGACCATATATCATCATCGCCTATCATGCTTTTAACTAATGACTCTATGTATTCTAATCTATCCCATATCTCGTCTAACATCTCGTTTATTCTCTGTATTTCCAATTCCATTGATTCCATTGCTAATTGCATATCACGTACGGCGCTATCGTAAATTCTAGTTATACCCACTCCTATAGGCGCCATAGGTATTCTATAATTTATCTTAACTCTATCTAATGCTATCATGAAGGCTCCCAGTAACCTAAAACCATTTACTCCTGTTACTGACCCTTCTGGCTGCATAGGTATGAATTGATTCCATCTATACCTTATATTATTATGAAGCACACCTTGTTGTAACGTGTTGAATTTAGCTGGACGAATATATAAACCGATGGCGTCTCCTATCTGCCTGCCATTTACATGCATGGTCGCCGACAATTCCTGCATCCTTATATATCTAGGTTGTAATATATTGTGATATTGTTCGGTTATCCATCTTGATCTTTGTCTCCATGATAATCCTTGCCTTACCTCCCAATCCGCATTCAATCTGGTAGTCGCCGTGGTTTCAGTTCTCGTAATATCATTATTTGATGTTATCGTTCTCGTAGATCTATCTGCTAGCCATTGTGATTGTGTCGCATAATGATAATACATATATTCTTGATTATCATTAAACAAATCGTGTTGAAATGTTTCATTAATATTAAACACCATTCCCGAATATCGTATTCCGTCCACCACCATTATTGTACTATCACCATTCGCCAGTGCCACCCTTCTATTCTGTGTTCCACCGTTTCCTTGCATGTTAGCAGCGTATAAAGTTACCTCTCCTGCTACCTCATCTATTAACGGTGCATCTATTCCTCTGTTATCTAGGATATATATCCTATTTATCCTCAATGTATATGTCGCTTCACTAACTGGAATAGGTATATATCCTCTATGCGTCGTTCCTTCTAATAACCCTACTTTTCTAGCTTGTAGATCGAAGTTATAATATGATCTTAACGAGTTTGCTTCCCAATCTATTCTCTCAATTGGATCTATTGTATTTTGCTTCGAAGACATTTCGTAACTTCCATCAACCAAAATCTTAAAATTATCCTGACTATATATTTCAAATCTTCCTTCTATTCCCGTTGAGGTTGGATTCGTCATCGTATATGTTAAGTCCATCTCAAAATTTCTTGGGTTGTTCGCACCTTCTGTGTTAACCGTTCTATCAATTTCATTATATCCTGCTCTCCTAAAAGGACTCACCATTGATATTTTCCCTTCTGCTGGTAATACCATCGGTCTGTCGTAAAATTGACCCGTAATTAATGACGTTATCTCTAATACTTGTTCTACATATCTTGGAACCGTCGCAAACAAGTCATCGATCCTGGCTGTGTTACTAAAAGTCATTCTTGCTAAATAATGCTCTAACTCATCACTTCTCTCTAACGCCTCTTGTATCCACATTTCTCGTATCGATTGCAAATAATCGTTAATATCTTCTATTCTTATTCTATCTCTGTCCTTTGTCATCTCGTTTATCGTGCTAGTCATACATAGGTCAAGAGCCATATTGCGAGACTGTGGTCTGATTTCAGTTTCAGTTACAGTTTCCTTAGTAACTAATTGAATCTGTATCGAATTATTCAATTCTGGTAAATTACTCGTTATCGACGTTAATCCCATTCTCAACCTAAGTGTTACTGCTGACCGTTTAAATTCTATTAATTCCAATTCTATATTGTTCGACTTATCCAGGTAAGTTTTATCTTCTTCTACAGCAAATATCTTACTTTCATCCATCTCTAGTATGTCATGCTTAACATCGTCGTAGATATAAGCATCTACTTTCACATAAAGATGTCCATTCTCTAATACTTTTACTTTTTCTATTTTCATTCCGTCAATTTCATCATCGCCAATGAAACCTGTCAATATCTCATTGAATATTATCTTTTTTATTGATATTTCCAAATGTTGTGCTTCGCTCGTCACCTTAATAGTTTTGCTTACATCTGCAGTAGAACCATTCTCACATGTAATGATTGTAACTTCGCTTATCTCAACTAACCCATTCTCATCCTCATCTATTTCACATATATTATAATTTACCAAAATTTTAATCGTTATCTCAAGATTATCATCAGTTTTCCACTGAAATAAGTACTCATGTAGATACTCACCTATATTTTGTTTACTTAAATCAGGTAATAGCTCAAATACTTGATATCTAATAATCACATTTCCTATTTCGAAATCAATTTTTTCTTCGTTCGTGTCTACATGTCCTTCGTATTCCTCTTTCCTAAAATCATTTCTGAATTGTATCTCGTAATCCTCAAAGTTTAGCTGTTCGACTTCAATCAATGTTTCTTGCATTTTTTCTGTCCACGCTATTTTCCTCGCTATTTCATTCAGTGATCTGTTGGACTCAAACCATTCTCGAATTTCATTGTCTATTTCTTTATGTATATTTGTTGTCCTGTTTGTTCTTTGTAAACTCGTAACATATTTGATTGTCTCATTTTTCACCCTCTCATTAAACTGTGCTCGTGTTAAATCCATTCTTAGGCACAATAACT